TGGGTCGAACGCCTCCGCACCTGCACGCAGGGTGGCGGCCCGGCTGGGGGCCTGGTGGCCTTTAAAGTCTGGGAGGGCAGGGCGGCGGTGGCGAATGTACAATGCCAGCGGTGCAAAGCGCTGGACCCGACGGGCGCGGCGTTGAGGGCCAAGCTGCGGCAGCGCTCTGGTACTGACGGCAAGGAGGAGAGCTGAGGGCTGAGCGCATCGATGTCCAGGCCGAACTTGACCGTATTCGCGCCCAGATTCGAGCCGGGCGGGAGCGCGCCCGTGCCATGCGCCAGCTGGCGCAGCGCTGCATGCAGGCCGTGGGTGCAAGCCGCGACCGTGAGGTAAAACATCGCCTGGTGACGATGGCCAGGTCTATCCAGCGCCGGGCCGACCGGCAAAGGCGCCGCCGATGAGTGTGGGGAACCGCCATGGCGAGAGGCTGGCGAACGATGAAAGGGGGTGAGCGTCTGGCCCGCGTCTGGCCGCATCGGGAGCAGCCCCCGCCTCTTTTGTGGCGGGAGGTTTGCCAGAGCTGGTTGCACTTATCCTCCCATCATACGGGGCGCTGGTGGGCGGCTGTGTGCCGGTCACGGTGGTCACGAGCCGTCGCCGTACGGAGTACGATCCGGGGGCACGAGATCGTGGACACGCAGCTGGAGCAGGTGTGGCATTTGTATCACGACATCTTGGCTCCGCACGCTTTGCTCCAGCTGATCGAGGACTTGGTCCGCGAACGGATGGTGGCCCGCCGTGAGACCTGTGCGCTCGCCGAGGCGATTCTCAGGCGGGTCGATGCGCAGGGCCAGTGGAAAGGCACGGGCGAGGGCACCGGGCCTGCATGCGGGCCTGATATCAATACGGCCATCTACGCAGCCCTCGAAGGCCGCCTCTAACCGCAAGGATTATAGAGATACTCTATAAAGTCGTCGCTCTTGATAGACGGATGCCCTCGGCTATGCAAAAATATGGAGTGTCCGGAGAGACCGGCAGTGTCGGTGGCGCGGCGACTCACATGCAGCCGAGGGGGGTAGGGATGGCATGGGCGCTGGATATGGACCTGGTGGACACGGAGCAGCCGCTCAGTGGTGAGATGCGGTTGTTGGTGGCCATCTGGCAGCAACTGCTGAAGGATGCGCACACAGGGGAGTCGGCGGTGCAACAAGAGGCGAGAGCCTTCCTCAGGACACCGCATACGCTGGCCTATTGGTCGGAGCTGTTGGACGTGGATCAGGGTGGGCTTGAACGACACGTGCGGGGGTATGTGGCATGACGGAGAGCAGTCATCGTGGATGATTTGTGTACAAAATGTGGTCGGTAGGTTCGGCAGCCGGGGCGGTATTGGTGCACGACGTGCATTGAGGCGCCGCGCAAGGTGCGGGAGGCCCATCTGGCCGCGATGCATCAGGGAGACATGGCCTATAAAGCCCCGGCCCCGACGGCACCGACAGCAGTACGGGCGCCTGACGAGCGGCCTGCGAAGGTGTGTCATAGGTGCGGGTGTGTTCAATGGAGAGAGCACAGCCCTGGGTCGTGGCAGTGTGGGGTGTGTGGGGTGGCGCCGTGGTGATGGTCGGCGTGATGACGTAGAAACGTATGCGCTAGTGAGTATGCTGGTGCTGAAACTTTTTGGAGACATGGATCATGGCGTATCCTCCAACCGAACGAGAGCATGCAGAAGAGCGGGATGGGAAAGATGTCATGCAGGACTGCTATGACGCGGTAGACCGCCATAATCGGCGTGTAGGCGCCAGTCCTTTGGATAACGATGAGCTCTCGGGTGATTTTGATGCAGAGGCGCTTGTGGACGAGTTGAATGACCTCGTGCGCAAAATCAATAAGCTCGACGCCCTTGATGAGGCCCCGGAAGCGATTGTCGAAATGAAGGCAGCGATCCGGCATCTGCAACGGGAGTTGCTGACGGGCCAGATGACGGATGACCGTGTACAGGATGATCTCGATGAAGTGAAAAGTGTGGTGAAAGCGCTCTATCAGGCACGCCGTGGGGATCGCCGGAGCATTGTCCGCCTCGCGAAAGCGCTTGATCGGGTGTGCGACATGGTGCGCCCTGTACGGCCAACGTCGCGGTATGGTGGGGTCGCACAGCTCGCGAAGAGTGTTGTGCCTCAAGGCTTGGCCCCATCGGAGCAAGTCAGGGCGGCACAGATTCTCAAATCGTGGTTTGGTGAACGCGGCGGTCAGCAGGTGCCCTATACCTCGGACCTCTGTGCTAGGCGGCGGCTCAATAAGGCGATCACGCAGGAGGAGGAGAGACGCTGGCAGTCCTACCATCGCTTGCCTGATCGGATCAATACGCAGGACCCGACGCAGAATGCCAAGGCGGAATGGCAGAACCCTCGGGAGCTCCAGATGTTGCACTTTCTGGCGAGTGGTGGGATCAGTCCATTGGTCATGCCGTCATTGGTGCGCCGGTCGTAGCGTACGAGACGGACCACGAGGGGGACCGATGGTGCAACCAGTGCAGTGTGGAAGCCGCGTGGTGTCCTTCTGCCCCGCCTGACACGCCCTTCCCAGCCCGGAGGGCGCAGGCCGTGACCGGCGGGAGCGAGGGCGGATGATGCAGGCGATGTATCAGGACCTGCATAACGCTCGGGAACTCATCATCCGTGCGCTTGGGCACAACGACACGCTCAAGGTCCTCACGCCTGCGGAGTATCGCCAGGTGCATGACCTGTGGGACTGGGTCGCGGAAGCGGAGTACCGATTGTCCGAAGCACTTGATGCTCAGGACGAGGCGTAGCAGCAGCTTCAGGCTCCACTAGAATCCTTTATACAAGAATCTGTCTATGCCACAGCATAAGCAAGAAGTCGTCAATCATCGGCGTCACCAAGTGGCCGAACTCTATCTCGGTGGCAAGTATCAGGTGGAGATCGCCCGGCTCGTCGGCGTATCGCAACAACAAGTCTCTCTCGACCTCAAAGCCGTGCAGCGGGCGTGGCTGGCCTCATCGATCCGCAATTTTGACGAGGTGAAAGCCGAGCAATTGGCCAAAATTGACCGCATTGAGCGTGAGGCGTGGTCGGCATGGGAACGCTCGCTCCAGGTCCGCGAAGTGACTGTCCAGGAAGTCATTGAGGGCGAGCACCGCACGCACAAAGTCAGCCGGCGCAAAGAGCCTGGAGGGGGCGATCCCCGCTACCTCCAGATTGCGCAACGATGCATTGATCAACGCATTGATCTGCTGGGCATCGGCGCCAGTGCCGAGGCGCACAAAGCCTTAGCCACAGGTTTGGCGTCGCTGCTGGCGCAAGCCACGAGCGCCACGGACGACGCGCCACCCATGGCCGAGGCGTAAGTCATGGCGCGCACGGTGGCTTCGCCGGCGTCCTACCGAGCGAACATCCCCGTCTATATGCAACTCCGAGCCTGCTGGCGCAAAGACCCCGTGCTCTATGTCCGGCAGCGCTTTGGGGTGGAACCCACCCCGCAGCAAGTCCAGATTCTTCAGGCCCTCCAACCACCAGGCGCCAAGGTCAGTGTGCGGTCGGGTCATGGGATAGGAAAGAGCAGTAGCGCTGCTTGGACTATCTTCTGGCACTTAGAGACGCATGATTTTGGCAAGATTCCCTGCACGGCTCCATCGAGTCATCAGCTCCGCGATATCCTCTGGGGCGAGCTGAGTAAATGGCGCCGGCATGCGGATGGGCAGAGTGCAGCACTCGGCATTCCACCGCGGTTCTGGTTGACCACGCTCTTCAAACTGGTCAACGACGGCCTCTATGATCCGAGCGCCAAGGAATGGGGCGCCTTTGCCAGGACCGCCAGGAAAGAGAATCCCGAAGCACTCCAGGGCTTTCACGCCACCCACCTGCTGTATGTGATTGACGAGGCCTCAGGCGTGCCTGAGGAAATCTTCGAAGCCGCTGAGGGGGCGCTCTCCACACCTGGGGCCAGGGTCCTCATGCTCGGCAATCCGACCAGAAACACCGGCACCTTTGCGGCCAGCCATACGCACAACCGAGGCGAGTACACGGCCCTGCTCTTTCGCTCACAGGATTCCCCGTTGGTGGCACCGGACTACCGGGAACGCCTGGTTGCCAAGTGGGGCGAGGGTTCCAACGTCGTGCGGGTCCGGGCCGATGGCGACTTCCCCACCCAGGACGATGATGTGCTCATCAGCCTGGAACTGACCGAGCCGTGTCTGATTCGTGAACGCGTGGACGGTGTGGGCAAGCGCGTGCTCGGGGTGGACGTGGCGGCCTACGGGAGTGATCGGACCGTCCTTATCCTCAGACACGGGTCTGTGGTGGAGCACATTGCCATCTTCAGCAATCAGAGCACCATGACGACGGTTGGGAGCATTCTCACCAAGGCCGACGCCTGGAAGGCGGACACGATTGCCGTCGATGTGATTGGCCTGGGCCGTGGCGTTGCCGACCGCTTGCAGGAAGTGCGGCGTGAGCAGGGTCTGTCCTGGGCACTGGTCGAGGTCGATGTGAGCCATGCGGCACCCTCGTACCGGCGGGGGGAGCCCCGGCCACGAAAACTCCGCGATTATTTGTGGCTGGAAGTCGCGAAGTGGCTCCGCGAGGACGCGCCGGTGTTCGCCTGGCGGACCCCTGACGAGCGGCAGCATGCCGAGGACCTGGTGGGGGAACTGAGTAGCGTCACCTACGCTATCGATAGTCATGGACTGATCGTGGTCGAGAGCAAGGATGAG